AGCTTTTTATCGGCATTGAACCACTCGTTTTTACCGAGCCATTCTTCAGCCATTGGATCAAGGGATGGTGGCTGTGTTTGTGCTATTTGCTGTGGCGAAGGAGCTTGTTGGACAGGTCGTTTAGGTGGTTGCTTTCGGGGTTGCCTCTTNATAGCTGCATCGGCTTGCGTCAATTGCAGTTTAGCTTCCAACATTTTTTCCTGTGCATTAATGATGGCTTCTTTATCGCCTTCATCAGTAGCATCCGCCCAGACCCTTTTAGCATGTTCTAATTGTGCTTCTGCCTTGGCAGCCACATTAGAAACCACTGCTTGTTGTCCACGAGACACCATCTGTCTGGCTTGTTGCAGTTGATTATTCAAAGTTTGAGCAGCATTTACCGCTTCATCTCTCATCCTTTGAGCATCTTCTTTAGCTCTGCGTTCCTCATGATATTCATACTTGAGTTTATCGATTCGCTTCTGCACCCTGCCACTAACCGAATCAATCTCGTCAGTATTTTCCTTAGGAGCTTCAGCTTCTTCAACTACCTGAACTTCAAGTTCATCATCAGATGCATCGTTGTTCATTTGGGTAGTCTTACCGAAAAACTTTTCTTCTTGTGAAGTCTCTATTACGGGAAGCTCAAAATCTTCCTTACCGAGATCGGTCTCTTCTTCTAATTGTTCTGCCTTTTCTTCAATCATAATCTTTCATACCCCCTTGGATCATCGACCACAGCTTCTACGCTGTCATCATTAATTAAACGGAATTCCTTACCATGAATTTTGAAACGAGTACCTGTGTAGGTACGCATTAAGATAAAGTCTCCTTCTTTACACCAAGGACCACTCGGAAAACGCTTTTGATCTTTGTAACAATCAGGACCCGTCTTTAGAACAAAACCAACAATAGTAGCAACGGATTCAATGTACCTTGTTTCTTCGGCTTTGATAATGCCACCTTCNGTGGCTTCTTCTATATCAGGGAGTGCGATCAATATCTTATAACCAGAAGGTTCTGGCATTTGCGTAGAATTCTGAGATTCTTGATCGGTATCAATCTCAGCTACGTTTGTTTCAGATGTCATAAGTCATCCTTTTTATTGCACAAAATTATGGGTTTTGCGTTCCCACTGCTCCTTTTAATAAATAATAATATCTGAGAAATAATTTATTTCAACCTTTTTCTATTATTTCATAAACTTCTTTAAATTCTCTTTCGGCTAAATTAAGACCTTCAATCACCCCAGTTAATTTTTTAAAAGCGGAGTAATCTTCAACATTACCTTCTGCAAGATGCTCCTTAATTCTTTCCTTCTCGTCATTAATCCGTCTAAGAAAGGCATCTCTAAAACTACTCCCTAAAAGGTCTGCCATCTTTCTGCTCCTTATTTTTATCCATTAGCTTTTCAGCTATTCTCACACCAACATCAGCACCTTTCGCTTGCTGTTTAGCGGAAAGTCCCTTCTCGGCTATCTTTGCATCGATAATGGTTTCCATTATATCAGCACCGATCTTAGCTCCTGCAATTTTTTCTTGTGATTTAATTTTCTGTACTTCCAGTTGGTCTTTGCGTAATTCACGTTCCGTAGTTGCTTCCTGCTTCATTGCATCTGACTGTGCCTTCCTATCGACATCTTTTTCTTTAATATCCAGTTCACGCAGCTTGGCTTGAACTAACGGGTCTTTCAACTCTTCTTGAATACGTTCTTCTTCCGCCTCTTTTCGATGTCTGGTTAACAGTCTCTGTGCCGCTTCGGCTACCAAGGTTGATAATTGTTTTTCGACATGTTCTGGCAACGGTTCTCCCATTGGCGGCAGGGGAGTTCCGAGTTCCTCTTCGATCTGCTTCCTGTATAAGTAAGCCAAATGTTCGGTAACGTGAGCATCCAAAGCAGCCAGAATAGTCGGTCCCATCGGGGAAGCTTCTGCCCGTTGCCTCATTTCGGGGTCTTCCGAAGCCGCTAAATGCACTGTAATGTGAGCTTCATGATCTTGGTACTCAAAGGCTTTAATGGGTTCCCCGTTTAATATGTTCATATTTTCCGCCACAGGATCAAGTGGCTTGAGGTCATCTTCAGTCGGTACAATCTTATTGGCATCCTGTATGCCCAAGACATCCAGCATCTGACGGTGCAGTTCCTGCATGTTGTACATCTGCGGTGCCTGTTGTGCCAATTGTAAAGCAGCTTGATACTGCATAATGCGTTGTCCCATTGTCGCTGCATTCGGATTGGAAACTGGAATCACATCCACCTTATCATCAAAATCCTTTTCCTTTATTTCTTCTCCCGCCTTCACTTCATAAGGATAAGACGGCTTAGTGAAGTCCCGTATGATATCTGTCAATATCCTGAATTCAATTCGCATGGAAGCGTGTAGTCTCTGCTGGATGGCAGACATGACCTTCATCGTTCTTTCCATAATGGCAAGCGTAGTTCCTACGGGTGCTTCCTGATTCATGTCGTTAATCTTCATATCAGTTAGCGATGCAAATCTTCTTCCTTCATCAACAATATTTTCAAGAAGTGAATAAAGCACTTGAGAGGGTTCCTTATAGGGTAGAAACGCTATATTGTCTCGTATGGCTCCTCCAGGAACATCTACATCCCTGAATTCACCAGGCATGATTGGAGAGTCATCACCCTTAATTCGTAGACCTCGTGATTTCAAACCACCAGGCAGATTTGAGAGAGTACCCGCATCGACTAACTGACGTAACAAGGAAGTCGCTGATTTAGCCAGTCCACCAATAACGTGGATCAAACCAAAACCATAAAAACCAACACCAGGAAGGTATTGGTAATGTACGAAATGTTGACGATGCATTTTTTCTTCATCGTCTTCGTACCAATTTCGATAGACGGACAGGATCGTTTTAGAAGATAAATCCAAGGTGACAACAAACGGTAGGGCTACTCCCGTGAGTTCACCTGTTACATCGGTATCTTCAAATCCAGGCAGGTCAAGATTAACCTGCATTTCCAGTAAAGTGTATCTATTATCGGCATCATAGTTATCGCTATCTCCTGTTAACTCATTGTACTTCTTGACAATTTCATCTATTTCTGGAGAAGGAGAAGGCAACTCGACATCCCGATAAAACCCTTTAATTTGCATTTTTCTGACTTCGTTCTCAGTCTTCTTCATGACATGCGTAGACCTCTCNCAAGTAATCAGGTCACTGGTGCCATAACTGACAATAAAATCCTCGGCAGGAACAAACATGGAACAAGGTCTGCCCATGTTGACATCGTAATAAACTTTACGGAAAGCCGAACCTGCCAGTGGCAATGACCACAACAGCTTTTCCGTTTCATTGCGATACTCCACCATTTTATTGGTGAGTAGGTAATTCATATAATTCTGTACCCGATGAGCCTGTTTGGTTTTTTCATCGGTCAATTCCCCGATAATTTCCGTCTTTACTGGACCTGCTGCGGGAAATATCTCGGATATGGCTTGGGCTTGGAAACGCACTACCGCTTCCGTTAACATGGGGTGAAACACACCACAGGCTCCGACCCAAGGCTCGGTTCGCTCATCGATCTTTAAACCAAGCTGATCTAAACCCTTCATGTAGGTATCTTCCCAATCACTGCGTGATTCTTTATCACCTTGATAAAGAGGAATCAGTTCATCAGCTAATTCTTCGAGTTCATCATCACCTAACAACTCCGCCAGATTAGCATTGAAATCACCTTCTTGGTCATTTGCAGTTGGATCGAAATCAACAACCACCCCGCCTTCATCGGTCATGGTGACTTCTATTTCAGGATTCGCTTCGACTGTGTCGATCTCTACATCGATAACAGTACTGGCATTATCAATGCTGTTAGCCGATCCTGGTCCTATTGCTTTTTCTATTGCCATAAATTACTTCTTGCGTTTCTTGATTCTCTTAATGTTAACTTTTCTCTTAGTCCATGCCTCATCAATATTAGGGGTTGATTTATCGTCTGCGATAAAACGCCCTTTAANAGTNCGAGTACGCACCCTTTCTGTAACTGGTTCAGGTTCTACTNCTTTCTCTTCTGGTTGCTTGAGGTCATTAGCAACTGCCCATTTTAAGAAAGCCTTTAATTTATTCCACATAACTGCTCCTATTGTTTTTAGATATGAAGTG